ACCGTGCCAACCTGGGCATGGAGGTAATGCACGAGCGCAACGCTCACAACTTCCCTCTGGACCTTGCTGCTGCTGAAAGCACTCCTGTTGCTCTCACCGCACCCACGGTTGGTTGATAAAACCTTCTATAATACAGGGGACTTCGGTCCCCTTTTTTAATGGAGAACCAAATGGTTGGAAACCTAGAACCTGAGGAGAATGTTCTCCCAGAATGGTTCGCACAAACTTCAGATAAACCATACACCAGGCATAATTACAGGTTGGTGTATTCGAATAAGCAATCCGTAGACTTCGAAAATTGGGAAGAACTTAGGAATGAATGGTGGAACACACCATCACAGTTTCTCTCTCATGTCGAGGTGTTGGATATCAAACAAAATAAAAAACAAAAAGGGTTTAAATAAAAATGACAGCATCTGTTTTAACACAACAACAGAGGGGGTGGTTCGATGTCCTTGATGACTGGCTTAAACGGGATCGTTTTGTCTTTGTGGGTTGGTCTGGACTACTACTTTTTCCCACTGCTTATCTTGCAATTGGTGGCTGGCTTACTGGCACGACGTTTGTTACTAGCTGGTACACCCACGGATTGGCGTCTTCCTACCTTGAAGGTGCTAATTTTCTTACAGCAGCTGTGTCAACGCCTGCTGATTCTATGGGTCATTCTCTTCTTCTACTTTGGGGTCCTGAGTCTCAGGGGGATTTCGTCAGGTGGCTCCAACTTGGGGGACTCTGGGCTTTTGTGGCACTCCATGGTGCCTTCGCCCTTATTGGGTTCATGCTTCGACAGTTTGAAATTAGTCGTCTCGTAGGGATTAGACCGTACAATGCGATTGCTTTTTCGGGTCCTATTGCCGTATTCGTTAGCGTATTTCTCATCTACCCACTTGGACAATCCAGTTGGTTCTTTGCACCGTCGTTTGGCGTGGCAGCGATATTCCGATTCCTTCTATTTCTACAAGGCTTCCACAACTGGACGCTCAACCCGTTTCATATGATGGGTGTAGCAGGTATCCTGGGTGGAGCACTTCTTTCTGCTATTCATGGAGTGACTGTAGAAAATACTCTGTACGAAGATGGTGACCAAGCTAACACGTTCAAAGGGTTTGATACGACTCAAGAAGAAGAAACCTATTCGATGGTTACTGCCAATCGTTTTTGGTCTCAGATTTTTGGTATTGCTTTTAGCAATAAGCGTTGGTTGCATTTCTTTATGCTCTTTGTTCCTGTCATGGGTCTTTGGACTTCTTCTATCGGTATCATCGGACTTGCACTCAACCTTAGAGCGTATGATTTCGTCTCCCAAGAACTGAGAGCAGCAGAAGATCCAGAGTTTGAAACGTTCTATACTAAGAACATCCTTCTGAATGAAGGTCTCCGTGCCTGGATGGCACCTGTTGATCAACCACATGAAAACTTTATCTTCCCAGAAGAAGTTCTTCCTCGTGGTAATGCTTTGTGATCTCATCAGAGACACCTGATAAACTGGCCGAGATCATTCGTGATACTTGGCCAAATCTTTACAGACCTCCAAAAAAGGAGTATAATGATGACAATCGAAGGAAGACCCGTGCTGTCTGATAAAACTTACAAAAAGTATGTTCTTGAGCACCTTGAGAACTGGGTTCATGATGCCATTACTACTGAGGATGTCACTTCTCAAGAAGTTTATGATGTCGTCGTCAAATGTATTGAGACTAATGTAAAGTATCATAAGGATAACTTTGATAAGAATGCAGAACTTCTTTCTCTACTGAAGGGTCATCGTTCTAATGTCTTTGATGCTACACCTAAAGACTGGAAAGACTTTTGGTATGCTCCTGAAGAGGAGGGAACGTGGGACAGTAGTCATTTCTACACCTGCGATATCTAAATCAAAAACACAACTTGAATTTCAAGAATCTGGGAAAAAATTTTCCCAGATTTTTTTGTGTGAAAGGGTTGATTGCATAAAGATCTAAATAATACAGACTCATAAATAAACGATTTTGAATGGCTAGTATATTCAAGCCGAAAAGAAGTAACGTTGTAGGTCGTGTCCCCACCACAGCCGATCTGGTTGAAGGTGAAATTGGTATTAATATACCAGATTCGAAAATCTATATTAACACTGCTGGTGTCATCAGTGTTATCGCTGACTCTGCTGCTGGTGGAGCAGGGTATCAACTTTTGACTGATGCAGATAATGGAGACTTACTTCAAGCAAACAAAAGATACGTTATTGACTCAAGTGCTGCACCTTGTAATTTCACTATGCCAACGGCACTCCTGACACCAGGAACGTTCATTGAATTTGCAGACCTCACTGGGTTTTGGAATATAAATACTGTTACTATTAATAATGACGGTGTTGGTTTATATGATGCTATAGGCAATTTGGATGAGTTTCCACTCTATCTTGACACGGCTTTCGGTGGAATCAAAATTGTATTTGATGGGACAAACTGGAGAATCATCCAAGTGTATCGGTAACGTAAATGGCACTCTCACAAAGCGGATCATATCAAGGAGACATCAGTAGATCTAATAGCTACTGGGTGTATGCTCTAAGAAGAGACGGTGAAGGAATGCTTTACCTCACCAAAGTTGCCAGTGCTTCCACTGAAACTGGCGTTGATGTTGGTATCAGAAGTGATGGAACTCAGGTCCCTGAGTTCGGTGACTACGAAGATTACGTCTTGGAAACTACTCCAGAGAAGGAATACTCCAATCACCCACAAGATAAATATCAACAGTTCCGATTTGACAGTCGCAACTTAAATTACTATATCGATGATGATGGTTACTTTGTATTAAAAGTAACTGGTATCCACACTTACTCTGGACCTGTATAACGAGAACCAACAATGGCTGAATTTAGACTTGGCAGACTTAAGTTTAACTGGAGAGGAGACTGGACTGTCTCTACCGCATATGTTATTGACGATGTAGTTCAAATCGGCGGTAACGTATATGTCTGCGTAATTAACCACACGTCAGCGGGGACTGCTGATGATTGGTACTCTACGGACTTCAACATCGGTAGTCCAAGATGGCAACTTATGGTGCCTGGTGTAGACAGTGTTGGTATCTTTACTAGCGGTCAATACTACGGTCCCAACGATGTCGTTGCTTACGGTGGTGTTCTCTATAGAGTTCTTACACCACACGTTGGATCAGCATTTACTAATTCATATTTCACTCCCTATGTTGAAGGGTTTGGTAATGTCCAATCTTTCAGCACAACAACATCTTATAAGTTAAGAGACGTTATAAGCTATAGTGGTAATGCATATCTTGCTGCTACTAGTGGTATTGGTGCTACAACTAAGACACCTAACGAGAGACCAGAAGAGTTTGATCTCCTCGTAAGCGGACTTTCTACCACTGGTATTGGAACTTGGAATTCATTAGGTTTGAATGGACCTGCTGGATACCAACCATATCCTCAAGGTTCTGTTGTTACTTTCGGTGGTAATACCTATGTTGCTATTGCTGCTTCTGTACCCATTGGTGTAAAACCAGAGGGTGATAGCAGCTTCATTGGTACATCTACAGATAACTGGGCTGTCATTTCAAATGGTCTCAGAAACGCTGGCACTTGGGACTCTGGAACAACTTACTATAGAAATGAAGTTGTAACCTATAGCAGTTCTTCTTACATTGGTATTGTTACACAGTCTCAAGGTGCTCAACCTGATACAAGTCCTGCCGAATGGCAACAACTCGCTGCTGGTGCTGGTTCTGCTACCCTGATTGATAGGGGTGACTTACTCACCAGAAGTGCCAGTGCTCCTACCAGAATTGGTATCGGATCAACTGGCATGGTCCTGAAGAGTAGTGGTCTAGACCCTCTGTGGGATTACTTTGGTAATCAAAAAGACAACTATTATGTTGGACAAAATGGTAGTGACACAGAGGGTGACGGAAAAACCCTTGAGACTGCGTGGAGAACTATCGGATTTGCTCTGACTAATGTAACTGCTCCTGCTTCTATTAACGTATTTGCAGGAACTTATGCAGAAAACCTGCCAATGGTAGTTGGTGAGGGTATTGATATTCTTGGTGTTTCTCAAAGACAGGTGTTCATTCAACCAGCAAACGCTGGTATGGGAACAACCACAATGTTCTTCATGGGTAACAACACTCAAGTTAAGGA